TGGTGACCTTTTCTAGGCGTTCCAGTTGCCACTCTCGGAGGTCTGCGAGTTGTTGCAGGCTCATGGAGTCTAGATCGTAGTTTCCTGGGTTCATCATGGGCACTACTATACACGCCGATGGGGTGGGTTGTTGCACATTCTGTGTGTAGTGGGGTACAGTCTGGGTATCGCCTAACGAAAGGGAAAATCATGGGTGTCTACAAACAGATTGATGCAGTAATGCAGGAGGCTATTCAGAATCCTGCTTTGAGGGACACGGTGGAATGGTACGCGGCACACATTCACCAGTTGTCACCTGAGCTGATGAGGGCGATTCTCACGGATGAGGATTTCTTCCAGAAGGCTTTGACAGTGTGGGACAACGAACGGTTCTCACCTAAGCCTGCTAGTGAGCATGTTGCTTTGCAGGAGCCCGTGGTGAGGCGCAGGCAGTTGCGTGAACCTAAGCGTTCCCGCATGTGTGTTGCAGGGTGGTCACTTATCGGTGTTGCACTTGTGGCAAGTGTTGCACTTGTGGTGGTGAACCTGTGATGGGCTGGGCGCTCATGGTGGTGGGTGCAGGGTTTCTGTTCGCTCCAGGCATGATTGACCCGCTGGCACCTATCAATGGTGCCTCGCTTATTGGCTTGGGTTTGGTTGCCTGGGCTTCGATGAAACTGCTGAAAGGGAATGACTAATGGAAATCACATTGGATGAGATAACACCTGAGCTGATGGGTGAACTGTCTGCTGAGGTTGAGGAGCAGAAACTTTCTGCGCTCACACAGTATGAGGTGCGATCCCTCGGTGATGAGCTTGATTCTGCTGTCACCTATGCTTCACAGGTGTTGGCCCGCTGCCAGTTGCGGGCAATCCGTTTGGACAACCTCGGGGTGAAGGTGCCTGAGATTGCGAGCATGTTTGATATGCCGGTGAGGACTGTGAGGAAGTGGTTGCGGTCACCTGTGAGGGTTGAGCTGGAAGGGGTGCAAGCATGATGGATTTGAAGTCTGATGGGCGTGATGTGAATGTGCGGTTGCGGGATGATGTGTGGGCGATGGAGGAGCCTGGCACTTTGTCTTTGACTCGGACTCAGGCTCACGCGCTGCGGTTACATTTGAACGCTTGGGCGATTGCCACACAGTTCGAGGACATTGATGAGGATGGCTAACGCTCCGATTAACATGAAGATAACTAGGAAGGGAAAATAATGAGCAAGTCAAACTACACAAGTGAACTACCTCCGATGGTGGATTTGAAACAGGCGGCAGATGCGCTCGATGTTTCAGTTAACACTGTGAGGAACTGGGTTAAAGATGGGACACTAAAGGCATATCGTCTTGGCCCGCGTTTATTGCGTGTGAGGGTGAGCGACCTGAACGCTTTGGTTAGTCCCCTCGACAACCTTGAAGCAATAGAACTGGAAGGCTAACGCTCCGATGGGAGAGTCCCAGCCCAAATCCCATAGGGTTCCCGCGCCTCTAAAGCGTAGGCGAAACATTGGAGCTTTACAGGGCATCGACCGCAGACGGCCTTCGCTGTCTGGATTGCGTAGTCCCGTGTGTGTTTGTCTGGGTAGTCCTCCGGGAAGAATATGTCAGGGATTTGCTCACACTCCACACCACCATTCCGCTCGATGGCCTCAGACAGCTCGGCGTAGGACTGTGTCTGTCGGTGGTTACTCATACGGTAATACTAACGGGGGTGGTTGACGGTGGAGAACGTTACGGATGCAAGGGTGATGAGGATTGCTAAAGCTTTCCTTTTTGCTTGGGAGGAAGCATATTCGGATAACGGGGCTTTGTGGCAGCGGGCATGGAAAGAGCTTGACGTCGAATGTGACGGTGTCCCCGAAGAGCTTGTTCAGCACGCCCAGGATGTTGCTACAGCGTCATGGCGGAGAAGGTATGGAGGTGTAAGGAAATGATTGAACACGTCAGATTTATGGCATCAAAAGCTATTTCTAAGGATGCATGGTTGGAGGCTCGCAGGGAGGGTGTCACGGCCACACAGGTAGCACGTGCGGCCTCTGGGCCTGGAGGTTTCGAGCAGGCTGTGCAGGACTACCGGACAGAGTTCGTGGAGCAGGATAACCCGTACATGGCGTTCGGTCGTGTCTGGGAGGCACCTATTAGCATGTTCGTGAAGGAACACACAGGGGTTATGCCTAACGAGTGGCTCATTTCATCAGCCGTGTCGGACCATTACCTGGCCACACCTGACGGGTTATCCCTCAATCATGAGGTGATAAGTGAAATCAAAACTACGGGGAAGGATTGGGATCCGTTGAAGCTCCCCATCCAGTACCGCAGGCAGGTCCAATGGCAGTTACATGTTACGGGTGCGAAGATGTGTGTGTTTGCGTGGATGTTACGTGGGGAACGTGGTGGCCTGTTTGTGCCGGAATGGTTCGAGCCTCGTATTCATGAGATTGAGCGTGACGAGGAAATGATTGCTTCGTTGGTCAAGGTGGCTGACGATTTATGGGAAGAGGTATGGGATGACTAAGGTGACGGTGACGGTGGAGCTGGAGGCTGACGATTATGGGTCGCTTCTTTCCGCTGCTAACGAGTCGAGAACATCGGTAAGCGAGTTCGTGAACGGGCTGCTCGAAAACTATTTGGAGGACAATTATGGCCAGGTTTGATTTGGCACAGTATTCGACTGTGGCGGAACGTATTGAAAAGTTCTGGGAGCGCTACGAAGGGGGCCGTCTGCACACAGAGGTTGTGCATTTCAGTCCTGAGCAGGTTGTGATTCGTGCAGAGGTTTATTTGGATCGTGACGATGAGCGCCCTGTGACGGTTGACTTCGCTGAGGAACGCTTGGACACGTCCCCGGTGAACAAGGTGTCGATGGTGGAGAACTGTGCCACCTCCGCTATCGGTCGTGCCTTGGCTGACCTTGGTGGGGACTTCACAGGTGCTAAGCGCCCCTCAGCTGAGGAGATGATGAAAGTGCAGCGACATGACACTCAGCAGGTGAAACGTGATTGGGTTGTCGAGGCGGAGAAATTGTCGGACGTGGACGCTTTGCGGTTACTATGGGCTGAAGCATCACAAGCTGGTGCATCGCAGACAGTCCTAACGAAAGTGAAAACCCGTGCGGAACAGCTCGGTACTGATGGCAAGCCTGAAGGAAGTTCATGAGGCTTACGTTGAAGCGCAGCGCACCCACGGGGATGTGCTGTTTTGGCAGGCAGTTTATTGTGAAAGGTTGGTGATGCTTTGTGATGGTGTCGGAGATCGTGCAAGAGTTGGCAGAATTGACGGCGGAGAACAAGAAGGGTGTTGAGGCGCTTTATGTTGCGGAGGCTACTTTGGCTCAGGCTGAGAAGGATTTGGATACGGCTGAGGCGAGTGCGTTTCTTTCGGAGTCTGGGTCTGTCGCTGAACGGCAGGCGCACGCAAAGCTGAGTTGTGCTGATATTCGGTTTGAGCGGGATATTGCGAAGGCGCAGGTGAATAGGGTTCGCACGAAGTTGCGGGTCATTGAGTCGGCTTTGATGGCTCAGGCCACGATGTCGAAGCTGTTGCAGGCGGAGATGAAACTATGACCCCTAACAATGAACAGTTTGTGGCGGGGATGGCGCACTGCTATCACCTGCTCGCCCGGGAGCTGCGGATACAGCGTGAAGCTTTCGATACGGTGTGGGACTTCTACTACGATCACCCTGAGGTGAGCGCCGATAAAAAGGTTGCTGACCAGTTGGCTTTCGCTTCGAGTTTCATGGACAAGTTGGAGAAGAACATTGAGGGCACATATTTTGATGCCCTTGATGTGGAGAAGGGTGACGCACCTTTGAACAGGTTAGACAGGGGACCGTACGGATATTAGGTGACGTTATCGGGTTAGCCTTGGGTAACGAATCCTGTAACCAAGGATAAAGTTTTGACACCTAATTTCCGTATATACACGGTATATACACGGATGCTGATTTCCGTAAATACATGGAACGTTTTGTAGACATATACATGGATGTGTGTTCGCACAGATTCGACCCTCCAGGATGCGAGCGCATACTATTTGCAGGCTGTTCCGGCTTGTACGCGCCGATGCGGGGCTGCCTGGAAGTGACTTAGGTAGACTGTAGGCATGGCAATCCCGAAGAAGATTCTGAAACAGGTTCAAGGGCGTGACCCTTACTGCTGGCATTGCGGGCGCGAGGATGACCTGGTGCCACACCACAGGATCAACAGGGGCATGGGTGGGTCAAAGCTCCTCGACATTCCCCAGAACTTGATGATGGTGTGCGGGTTCTATAACGGGGCGATGGAGTCGGATTTCTTGGTGGCGCGTGATGCGCGTGGATGGGGTCACAAGCTCGCGGTGTGGGAGTCACCTGAACATCCTGTGTTCGATTGTGTGGCGTTCAGGTGGTGGGTTTTGCGTGACGATGGCAGCAGGACTATGATGCAAGACAGCGCTCCGTTTTAGATTGCTGGTAGAATAAACGCGTAACTGAATAAGAGATGGCCCCCCGCGAGGTGGAGTGCAGGAGGCCATCAGTAAACCGATAAACAGAGTATCGGCTACCTCTAATCATACGGGATAGCCGGACAGATTGGAGAAGAATGAACGATAAGCTCGGCTCGGATAATAAGTTCGCGGTCATCCCTGAGTGGGTGATTCAGCTCGACATCTCGCACACGGCCTTCAGGTTGTATGCGGTGCTCGCCAGATATGCAGACAATGTCACACATCAGGCTTTCCCCTCACT